TCCACGGTCTGAACGCTGAAGCGGAACTCGCAAACATTCTCTCTACTGAGATTCTTGCTGAGATCAACCGCGAAGTTATCAGAACTATCTACAAGATTGCTGAGCAGGGTGCAACACTCAACACTGCTACCGCAGGTGCATTCGACCTCGACGTTGACTCCAACGGTCGTTGGTCTGTTGAGAAGTTCAAGGGTCTTCTGTTCCAGATCGAAAGAGATGCGAACCAGATTGCACAAAGAACTCGTAGAGGGAAGGGCAACACAATTCTGTGTTCCGCAGACGTTGCTTCCGCACTCACAATGGCTGGTCTCCTCGACTACACTCCTGCACTCAACGCTAACCTCAACGTTGATGACACTGGCAACACCTTCGCTGGTACACTTGCTGGTAAGTTCAAGGTCTACATTGACCCATTTGCTGCAAACAACGCTGCAGATCAATACTACGTTGTCGGTTACAAAGGTTCTTCTCCTTACGACGCAGGTCTGTTCTACTGCCCTTACGTTCCTCTCCAGATGGTTCGCGCCGTTGGTCAGGACACCTTCCAGCCAAAGATTGGCTTCAAGACTCGTTACGGTATCGTAGCGAACCCATTCGCAGAAGGAACCGATCAAGGTCTTGGTCGCCTTCGTGCAAACACCAACCGTTACTACAGAAGAGTCAAGGTTCAAAACCTCATGTGATCCATCGGATTCACGATTCTTTCAAAGGGACCCGCAAGGGTCCTTTTTTTTGTCTAAATACTTAAAAACGAGATAACCATGGCAACCACTGGTGAAGGTAGATTAACTGCCTGGGATAGACAACTTAGAAATAGAAACTTCTTATCCCCCGTTGGATTTAAGTTCAATCTTAGAAAGGCACCTACTGTTGACTTTTTCTCACAGTCTGCCAATATCCCTTCCATTAATCTCGGAGTTGCAGTTCAGTCAACTTATCTGAAAGATATTCCTGTACCTGGCGATAAGTTAGTGTACAACGATTTCTCAATCAAATTCTTGGTAGATGAAAATTTAAGGAACTATCTTGAGATTCACAATTGGATGAGAAGTCTTGGTTTTCCAGAAGATCTAGATGAAGCATCTCCACTGGGAGTTGAATCATTTTCTGATGGAGGTCTTGTTATTTTCAATAGTAATATGAATGCTATTGCGAGAGTCAGTTTCAAAGACATGTTCCCTACAGATCTAACTCAGATTGAATTTGACGCTCAAAATACTGATATAAATTATATTGTGGCGGAAGCTACATTTAAGTATACGATCTTTGACATTGTAAGTTTAATTGACGATGACACTTGATGAAATCCAATCGTTATGGGAAGAAGATGCAAAAATTGATAACGATGACCTGCATCTAGAATCCACAAAAATTCCAGTTCTCCACGCCAAATATTACAGGATCTACAACAACGTCCTAACTCTTAAGAAGGCACAGGAAAACAAATTCAAAATTTTAAGAAAAGAAAAATGGGAATATTACTCTGGTAAATCTGCACCAGAAGTATACGCAGAAAACCCATTTAACTACAAAGTATTAAAGGCAGATCTAGATAAGTATCTTGATGCTGATGAAGAACTTATCAGATGTGTAACAAAGGTTGAGTATCACACAATGATGCTCAATTATCTCGACAGTATATTAAAAACCATTCTTAATCGAACGTATCAGATTAAGAACTCTATTGAATGGCAGAGGTTTATTCGCGGTTATGACTGATCTTGTTATTACTAAGAAGAACGAAGTTTTTCTCACAGTTGAAGCTGAACCATACATCAACCAAGAACTTGCAGACTATTTTACGTTTGACGTTCCAGGTGCAAAGTTCATGCCTCAATATCGTAGTAAGTATTGGGACGGTAAGATCCGTCTTTACTCTACTGCTACGGGAGAAATCTATGTCGGTCTCTTAGACAAGATTGTTTCATGGGCAAAAAAATCAGATTATACAGTAAGTTTCCGAGACAGTAAGTTTTACGGAACTCCTTTTGAAAAGAATGATGGCATCTCGAAAGAAGGAGTCAAAGATTATATCACCAGTATCTCAAAACATAAACCCCGAGATTATCAAATTGATGGAGTTTATGATGCATTGAAATACAATCGTAGATTATTGATTTCGCCTACTGCATCAGGCAAATCTTTGATGATCTATTCGATTGTTAGATATTTCACAGAACAGAAAAAACAAATTCTTCTTGTAGTTCCCACAACTTCCCTAGTGGAACAGATGTACAAGGATTTCATTGATTATGGTTGGGATGCAGAAAACTATTGCCATATGATTTACTCTGGTAAAGAGAAGTTTGATCCAAGGACAGTAACGATTACAACTTGGCAATCCATCTACAAGTTAGATAAAAAATTCTTTGCAAACTATGATGTAGTCATTGGAGACGAAGCACATCAATTCAAATCCAAATCTCTGGTTGGGATCATGAGTAAACTCAGAGATACCAAATATAGATATGGATTTACTGGAACGCTTGACGGATCTCAAACTCACAAGTGGGTTCTAGAAGGTTTGTTTGGTCCAAGTTACAAGATCACACAGACATCAGAACTAATTCAAAGAGGGCATCTATCCAAACTGGATATCAAAATTCTTTTACTCAAACACAACCCGCGAGAATTTGAAACCTATGAAGATGAAATTCAATATCTAATCAGTCATTCCAAGAGAAACAATTTCATCAAAAACCTATCATTGCACCTTAAAGGCAATACTCTCATTTTATACAGCAGAGTAGAAACTCATGGACAGGTGCTTTATGAATTGATAAATAATGCTGTTGAAGATGGTCGAAGAGTATTTTTCGTCCATGGAGGAGTTGATGCTTCCGAACGAGAACAAGTTCGGGAGATCGTAGACACAGAATCGAATGCAATTATCATCGCATCATACGGAACTTTTTCCACAGGCGTAAACATTAGAAATTTACACAATGTTGTTTTCGCCTCTCCAAGTAAATCTAGGATTAGAAACTTGCAGTCCATAGGAAGAGTCCTGAGGAAAGGAAACAACAAGTCAAAGGCAGTATTATATGATGTCGCAGATGACATCACATTTAAGCATCGTAAGAACTACACGCTTAATCACCTCATAGAGAGGGTAAAAATCTACAATGAAGAAAACTTCAATTATGAATTCACACAAATAAAACTCAAAGAGTAACTATGCTTGAAGAAGAATTCTACGGAACAATTAAACTAGTATCGGGGGAAGAGATTTTCGCAGAGATTCTCCCCACGCAAGAAAATGGCCGTACTCTTCTTTTGCTTAGTGAACCTGTACAAGTGCAGACCGTCTCTTTAAATACTAATGGTATTGAAGGTGTAAAGATTGATCCATGGATTAAAAGTCAAGGCGATGCAATGATCGTCATTGATATGGAAAAAGTCATTACTGTATTAGAAGCAGATGACAACGGTGATATGGTTCGTGCGTACAGAAAGTTCCTAAGACAAAGACAGAAAGGTCAAGGTAAAACTAAAGTAACCAAAAAAATGGGATACCTAGATTCGGTATCCAACGCAAGGCTTCTCTTAGAGAAGATATATAATAATAAAGCTTCTACTGATTCTGAACTCTGACAGAGTTATTGTACACAGTATTCGGAACCTTGTCAAGCATAAGGTTTTGTGATATACTTTATACAACGGAATCAGTTCCACGCAAAAGGAAATTATGACATGGCAATTAGATCAACAAGGAAGCGATCGGAACACTATGTAAATAACAAACAGTTTTTGGCCGCAGTTATTGAACTGCGTGATTATTTCAAAGACGGTGAAAAACTGGGTCACGAAAATCATCGTGTATCAATCAAGTATTTTAAAGAACATAGAGATCGCGTTACTGCTAAGAAGTTTAATAGATGTTATGAGTATCTTGGAAGTTGTTTCTCTAAAATCGGCAACCACCTTGCATACAAACCAAACTTCGTAAATTACATGTACCGTGAAGACATGGTGTCTGACGGTATTGAGAACTGTATTCAGTATATTAAAAACTTTGACCCTGAAAAGTCAAACAATCCTTTTGCTTATTTTACACAGATTATCCATTATGCATTTCTGAGACGTATTCAGAAAGAGAAAAAGCAGATGGAGATTAGAACAAAGATTATCGAGAGATCTGGATATGATGAAGTATTCAGTGTAGACGACGACTACGGAAACTCAGCAGATTACAATTCTATCAAAGACGCAGTACAATCTAAGTTATATCAATGAAAATCGCTATCATCGGAAAGGGAACAAGTGCATTAGTTTGTTCCATGATTTTCCTCAGACGAGGACACCAGACTGAACATT